TTTTGTTGACCTAAGTGCTCCCATAAAAAATAACGGGGAGCACCTACCAGTCTAACGCCGCTAAAGATTTTAGTCCGTCCGCTGCCAAACCGCGTCGTTCGACGCCCTTGGTGTAGACCTCCGACGTCCGCGCTTCTGTGTGGGACATGACGGACATTATCTGGTGTTGAGTGCTACCGGCTTCGGCCATCAGTTCCGCCATGGCTTTGCGCACACCGTGCGATGAACGCCCCTCTAGTCCAGCTGCTTTACACCAACGCTGAACCCTAACACGCAGTGCCTCAACCGACGTAAACGGTAGTCCTTTTTCGTTAAGAATGTAGCTTGCCCCGACCACGGTAGACAGGCGCGTGGCCTCGACTAGCGGTGGGAGCATAGGAATCGACACAAAGGCAGAGCCTTTTTTGCGCGGCTGGAACTCTAGCCAAAGCTGACCGTTCCTAGTTTTCTCTTGGCCTCGCCCAATCCATAGTGCGTCGCCAATACGACAGGCTGTGAACGCTTGTATCGTCAACCACAGATGAGCAGTTGTGCCACGAGGGTGTTTTGCTTTGAATGCTTTGATGTCAGCGGCGGTCCACGGTTTAGCGCCACCTTTAGGGTTTTTGTTTATGGCTCCTATGCCAGCGGCTGGGTTATGTCCTATCTCGCCCCGCTCCATCGACCATGTGTACACAGCTTTGATTGATTTTATCAGGTTGTCCGCTGCGCCGGGGCGGCTCGCCCAAGCGTCTCGTATCTCCACAAACACGCCTGTGGGGGCATCCATATCACAATCGCCGTATCGAACGTCGTCGTCGCCGCGATAGTCACACATGCGGGTAAGGACGCTCCGACGTTGTTTTAGAGTATCTGCTGACATTTGCTTGGCGGCGACCATGTCGCCTAAGAACTTTAGGTACCGAGCTACTAACCAATCGAGAGAGCGCGTTACTTCTTTCTTCTCTTCGACGGCTTTCCACTTGTCTCCTGCTCGGGCTGCGTAGTAATGGTGTAGAAAATCTGGATGGTCTGGACCCACGGGGATGTTGGTAACTACGCTCTTGTCACCTTCTTTGCGAACACGAAAACGTACCGCGCCGCTTGGGCGTTTTTCCTCCCATAAACCGGGAAACTTTAGTTTCAATATTACCTCCGCGCAGCCCATTGTTTGGGCTTCGGACTTTGGACGAGAACGACGTCGCTGTCTAGTTTTTTCTGTTCAGTCTCGACGCGAACGCTACCGTCCTTGCCCACAGACACGGCATGTATAGCTAAACCTGCGTCCTGTGCAGCTTCGATTGCGCGTTTGATCGCGGCTTTGGTTGTGGCAGCGGCTGGCATCAGTTCTCGCCTCTTGGCAAGTCGTATCGAGTTTTCATGTCTCTTATAGCTTCGGGTGTTTTGTCCAGTACGTCTGCAATCTCTACGCAGTTCAGCCCCGTCTGAAGCATTTTGTTTACCATCCGTGCTTTTACAGTCAGGGGCCGTAACTTTTTTTCTTCCTTTGGGCGTCCACCTTTGGCACCGCGCTCCCTTGCCACTTCTGTTCCAGCAAAGACATTGGGGTTCCCCCACGTTTTACGCGCTCGGGCGTTTTCAATTATCGCCACTTGTGTCATTTCTCTTCTCAGCTTTTCTTCGAAATCAGGTGCCAATGCGTTGCTCCAACATGTCTATGAGGTGTTGTATTTCTTCGAGTTGTTGTTTGTTTCCCGGTCGTTGCCGCATCTTTGCTTCTTCGATCATGCCCCTTACGCGATTTTTCATCGCTTTTAGTATTTGGTCTACCTCTGCCATTATTTACTTGCCTCTGCTGGTTGATTGTTGGGCACGAGCGCAAGCGCCTTGCCGTAATAAAGTTTGTTAAAGTTAAGTTCGTAACACCGGCTCAACCCGCTCGGGATGGTACTGCCTTGGCCGATATACATGCGGGGGTTATATGTCCCGTCAGCCTGATGAATGAGGTACCCCGCTCTGTCCAACTCCTCGCGCATAGCTCCCGGTGCCACACCAAACTCTTTGCACCACTCGGATACTGATTTGATCGTGACGAATGCCTTCTGGTCGTCGGTGCAGATACGGCCAACTGCGGGTGCGCGTAGCATAAACGCGCTGTCTTCTTTCTTTGCGTTGGCGTTGCCCAGTCGTTTAGTGACAATAAGACGACCCTGTAGCGTGGCGATGTAAGCTGCGAGATGCTCACCGATGTCCGTATTGGTCTCTCGACGGCTCTCGCGCATGGCTTTGACTGCCGACAACGCCCACTTTTTCATACCGTTAACGTCAAAGCTAACTAACCCTAACTTGGTAGCAATCTTGCCAGCGACCAGAGCGGTCACAATAGTGTCCCTGTAAAAGCGTTCTTTGTTATCGTCTTCGCTCTGTGGGTTGAACTTCGCACGAGCGGCTACGATTTGGCGACGCACCCAGTCGTGGTTCTTAATTATAAAACGTATAAATGGTAGACACGCTTCGCCGTAGACGTGGTCCATATGGTGTTCGATGAACTCTTGCGTAATGTCGGGAAAGACTGTGTTGCGGAAATCTTGCGGCAAAGACACCTCAAAGAAGCGAAGCTGTGTGGCCTCGACGCGGTACCCTGCTGGCAACTTAGATATTGTCTCAAGGATGCTGTCGTTTGATGTGATAAAACTGTTCTTAAACCACTGACCGCCCACCGTGGCGAACTTACCATTTGTGGATAGCCGTTCTTTGTCTCTGCCGTTTGCGAGAGCGTAACCTGTACGTGTTAACTCGTCAGCAGATCGACCCGAAAATTCATCTAGCAGCATAGGCACTGCGCCCATGATGGCGATGCGTTTTATAACCGCGTTGAGTGTTGACCCTTGCTCACCAGTCTGGCGCTCCATGTATTCTGGCTGTCCGTAGAACCCACAAGCAATCTTACACGCCGTCGATTTACCTGTACCACCGTGGCCGGTGAAGGCGAGAGGCAGACCGTGCCAGTTTGATGAACCCATCAACTCGACTAGAACTGACCCCATGCTGTGGCATAGCGCGAACTGAAATGGTTCAGCGCCCGACCTGTTGTATAGTTGTTCGATGTTTGCAACCCACTCTTCTAGTGTGCCACTGCGTCCGAAGTCTTGAGATATGTCGTGAGGGACGCCGCTGTCGCAAAGAACCTCAAGGGTATCGTCCTTAGTTATCATCTTGGTACCCATGACAAAGCCAGAGCGATCAGGTAGCCAGCCGAACTGACCATAAGTTTTGGTTTCCATCTTCCACGCCTGTAGCGTTTCGATAAGTGTTTCTGCAAATTCCGCCATGTCGTTCCTCGCGTTCTTGGTTCGCGTTAGAAAAACTTCGTAGCTTGCGAACGTTTTTGCCATCAGGTCAGTCGACGCCAACTCAGACGTCGGCATAAAGAACTCGCGCCAGTCGCCGTTCTTTTCCTTGGCCCTCCAGTGAATTACCCATGTACCTTCGCCGTCCTTGATGCGGTTAAGGGGATAGATGAACGAGCGGCAAAAGGGTTTCCATGTCGTGACGCCTTCCGTATCGGTGTATGCGCGGCTCAGCGAAGCGCCGTTCCATCTCCAGCCTGATGTTGGCCAGTACGGGATGTTCTGTCCTTCGACTATGGTCTGTGGTTGTGGGGCCGTCGTCGGTTTCGTATCGGAAACAGGAGCGGTCTCCTCCTCCACAGATGGCGCGTCTTCTGAGAAGCCCAGCTGGATTGGAAACTTACACTTTCCTGCCATGGGGCAATCTTTCATGCACCCGATGTGCTTATCCATCTCTACGCAAGACGTCGGGCCGACCTCCCACGTGTCAATCTTTTCTTGGGTCTCTTGCTGTGAGTACCCGTCGTAACCTTCGCTCCATGCGTGAATTTTGCTCTCGCCGTCTTCGCAAAACTTGAGGATACCAATGGCGCGGTGCCAGTGCGGTTCATCTACGTTACCCATCGTGTCACGGAACTCGCGCACAGCCGCACAGTTTTCTGCAACTTTGTCTGCGTCGCTCGGTGGGTACTCGCCAGCCGCCGCGAACGGGTTCGCCATGGCCGCACTTTTGTTTGTAGGCGCAGGGGAGACGTTGTTCTCTTGTATATACGTTTGTAGTACCGACCGGATTTTCTCGACGGGGTACCGCTTGCCCTGTTTAATGAGTTTAACCTCAATCGGCGTGTCGTACTTGCGGTTGTGCAACCCAACGGGGCGCAGAACTCTGGCGCTGTCACAGTCTACGGCGCTGTCGACCATCATAGATAGATGTGTCGTGACGTCTCGTTTGAGCGCTGCCAGTTCGTCCCACTCACCCTCGTCGATGTCTTCATCAAAGTGGTAGTACCCGTGGTAGCCACCCCCGCTGTCTACAATAGTAGGTGTCAGCTTTAGCGCTCGTGATAGTTTCACGATGTCGTCTAGCGCTTCTTTCTTACTCTGGTAGTGGTTATCTTTTCCCGGCTTCACGTCGTAGTCGTCGAACAGTGCCCGGGCTGCAACGACGTTGCCTTGCTTGCGCATGACCATCTTAGGGTTGCCAAATTTATCTAGTTTGCCGTTGCCCTCGTTATCAAGCTCTTGGTACTCAGGGCCAAAACGGTGAACAGCAAAATATACTGTCGTGCCAGCCGCGTCGAGCTTTTCGGCGGTCTCTGCGGCGGCTTCGATGTTGTCGAAATACTTGTGGTCCCACCACGTACCACCGTGCGACGCTGTCTTGGGTAAGCCTAAAACGACATTACCTGACGTCGGCAAAACCCACCTCAGAAAATCTAATGTGTTCATCTCGTACCTATCTGTTTACATGTTAACGGAACGCAGTCGGGGCGAACCCCGACCGCATGGGATAGGTACTCTTAGTCGTCGAAGTCTAAGTCGTCTAAGGCCGCGTCGATGTCGTTGTACTCCTCGACCGACTTGGTTTCGGCCTTCGGCGCTGGCGCTGGCTCGTCGACTTGAACCTCTGCTTTCGGTGGCGCTACGACTTCTTCTACGGCCTCTTGCAGCTTTGGAGACTTCTTAACTGGCGCTGGCGCTTCTGACTGACGCTCAGCGGTAGAAGTAGTCCCACCGGCCACGCCTGTGATCTCCTCGATGGTATCTTTTTCTCCACCCAGCACTGCGTCTATCTCAGCCATCTCTTCAGCTGACACGAAGCGCTCGGCTTTAAACTTGAGCGCAAAGTTTGCATCAGTATCGAAACCGATACGAGTGACGACGTGCTGTGGTGAGACACCGCGTTTAGCCAAGACTTTGCCATACTCGTTCAAGAATTTAAGAGACCCCGCTGGAACGCGTAGCAACATTGGATCGTTTATTTGATCCACAGCGGAGACTGCGAGGCGCATACTATCGCCACAGGCTTTACGCTTCTGGCCGTTTTGCGTAGCGGAACCCCAAACATTCTGAGGACAAGCCGCACAAGATTTGCACTGAGGGTTCTCTGCGTCAGACGCAGGACGGATGCCGTCGTTGCTGTAACAATCAGGGGCGCTACTGTCGCCCTCTGTGTACGCGCTGGCGTAATACACCTTGGAGCGGTTTGGGTTAACCGCAACGATAACACACTCAAGGGAAGGAACCGGATCACCATGCTCGTTGGTAATGAGTTCTTTATCACCACCACGTGTCACGTGAAACACTTTACCCTTGAGGGATATTACGGGGAATCCACCTTCGCCAGAGGCGTTAGCAAATACGTTTTGTACCTGAGCCGCGCTTTGTAAGTGGGCCGGTAGTTTTGAGTTTAAGTTTATCATCTCGTTCATGGTTTGCTCCTATTTACGTCTAAAGTTTACGACTTGCGTCGCGGATGTGTTTACGCCGGGGACGTTGTCTCCGTTGATTTCTTGGTGCTGCTGGTGCGCAGTCTTGTTCACGCGGTTCTCGACAAGTTCCCACGCGTCATGTTCTTTGACGTAGTTCCAGAATGCTTCTGGATCGGCAACCGTCGCCGTCGAACGTGTTGACATGTAAGCAGTTCCAACGTCGCGAGCGGACACGCTGTCGATGTCACGTTCGTTCATACGCCGCAAAAATTCAACTTCGATCTTGTCTTGCTTTAGCTTGTCACCGCTATCATCTTGCGCGTACGCCGCTTTGCGCTGCGCTCTGCGGTCACGCAGTCCAACAAATACTTTTATTAATTGGCCGTCAGCCAACTCGCATATTTTCGCCATTATTTCTCTCCTTTTTGGCATTTAACCACTGGTCAATGTCAGCTTCATCCCACCTGAGCACTTTCTGCGAGACCCTAATTGGTCGGGGGAAACTGTTTTCTCTTCGTCGTAGTGCGGGGAGCGCTGCTTTAGTGATCCCTAGCTTTTCCGACACTTCTTCCGGTTTTAGTAAGTTCATTGTAGATACCTTTATATGTGTACACCTGTCAACACATTAGTTCATATAGGTGCATTGGTCAAGCGATCAACAGTTCGCGATGCGCTTTAACTTCGTCCAGAAGTGCGCCTTGCATCTTCTGCTTATTGCGGAGACGTGCGTAAATGCGCTTCTCCACTGGGGTACCCTCGAGGCAGATAATAAAATTATTCATTTTCTGGCCGGGGCGGTTGATGCGTCCGTTAGCTTGCTCGAACGTCTCGTTGCTAGTGATGCAGCTGTACCAAACGATGGTGCTGGCTGCGGTGAGTGTTAGCCCGTGGGACATAGCGGCTGGTTGAGCCACCAGAACTTTGGGGTCTTTGGCTTTCTGAAACGCGGCGAAAATACGGTCGCGCTCATCTTTCTTTACGCCGCCGTGTATCACCTCGACGGTAAAGTCTTTGCTTAGCTCCTCAGCTACCATGTTCACTGAGGACACGAATGGTACAAACACAATGACTTTGCCTTGCGCGGAGTGGCATATTGATCGGGTCTCCTCAATGCGCGGCGTCGCTGGAATTGTAACCTCGGTACCATCGGTGGCATAAACTACCCCACATGCGATTTGTACTAGCTTGCCCATCTTTACCGCTTCGTTGACAGCGGTGATGTCGCCCTCGTCTGCTTGGATACGCAGCTTGGCCACCATTTCTTTGTACGCCTTGCCCTGATCTTTAGTCAGAGCGACAGCGCGGGTCTCGTACATAAGCGGCGGCAGGGCCAAGCACTCGTCGCGAGTGAAGCGTACGGAAGGTTGCATAACTTCACGCACTGTTTCGGTGGCACCTTTCTTAGCGATCCACTGAAACTGAGATAGCTGCTTCATCACTTGGCCCTTAAAACGATTAAAGTACGGCGGGACTGCATCAGGTACGATTAAGCGGCATTGCGCCCACGCGTCTGTGGGAGCGTTTGGTGTCGGTGTTCCTGACATGCCCCAACATGCACGGGGCGCTTTGTGTTTGTTGACGACGGTGTTGATCTTGCGCCAACGTGTGGTGCTTGCGTTGCGAGCGCACTGTGCAATCTCGTCAACGATAACGAGGTCGATGTCTGTACGATCTTTAAGGTGAGGCTCGATGATGCCTACGCCGTCATGGTTTATGATATAAACATCGAAGTCTTCTTTAAGTAACTTGATGCGTTTGTCCTTGGCTCCATGCAGAACTGTATACGTGAGGTGTGGGAAGTGCTGAAATATCTCGTCAGCCCACGTCCGCTCTAATGTAGACAGCGGCGAGATTACCAATGCTTTGTTCAACTGTCCGATGCCACGCAGGTAATCATATGCCCACAACGACGCCAGCGACTTGCCCGTACCTAGTTCACTGAGGTTAAACGCACGTTTGTTCATGGACAAGAACGCGGCAGCTTCGCGCTGCGCGTGAAATGGTTTAAAGCGACCCGGCCATTCATAGTATGAGCGGATCGGAGCGGGAGCGTCGTACCCCAAGTTACGCAGAAGCGTGGTTTCTTCTGTACGATGTGGCACAGCCACGAGAGGCTGGCCTTTTACACTGAAACTTTTGGCGCTTGGCACCACGTTCAATATCTTCTCAGGCGTCTTACTCTTGAGTATCAGCGCCTTCTTTGTTGGCCATACTAACATGGTTGGTTTCCTCATCTATCTGTCTGATTCTTTCATCGCAGATGTGTTTGATTTTTTCGTAGTCTAGGCGACGTTCGCCTTTGTCTCGCAGAATGCGCTTAACGATGTCTGCATCCCAAGGATTGAGACCGTACTCAAACCATATGTCCCATGGTTGGATACGTCGTTTGGAATAGTCGGAGTGACCGACGTTGTACTCACGTGGGTTCATGTTTTACCTTTGGTATACATGCTGGGTTTTTTACCGCGCCAACCTTTGTTGGTCTTTGCGCTTACAACTCGGGTGTTCGCCTTGGTATTGCTACCGCCAGCATCCAGAGGCACCTTGTGGTCTACGTGCTTGCCGTCGCCTTTCTTGACGCGCCCAGCGGCCACAGCTTGACGCCGCGACTTGTTCGTCGCTGCGCGTTTCTTCTTCACGTCGGCACGGGCGTTATACTTTGCCTTGGTAGCCAACTCTTTCTTTGAGGACTTAGTCATCAGGTTTCCTTTCAAATGTGTCTAAAAGAGACTTTACTTGTTCAACGTCGTCGACCACATGTGCTAACCCGTTAGCACGTTGTATCCCGTCAATTTCACGTTGTTGGTTTGGTGTGACGTTCTTGATCTTACCCGGTGCCTTAGTCTCGAAAGCCATGAACAGACCTTTGTAGCAGACTAGGATGTCAGGACAGCCAACGCGCCCCATACCGTTCGACACTGGCATGTAGTACCAAGCACCGATTGATTGAAGGTACTCTTTGACTTTCTTTTTAACTTTGCCCTCGGGGGTCATCGCCATGATTAATCACGCTCCCGTGCTTTAACGTCTAAGTAGTCACCGTACATACTAATATACGCCTCTAGCCTGTGAAGTAACTCGTTTTCTAACAAGGTAACACTTGGCTGCTTGAACCCGAACCGGACTAGCTCGTCGTTGGTTAGCTGCATCGGGTCGGTTGTTTGCTGATCTTCGTCCTTCATAGTTTTATTTCCTACATATTGTTATTTGCCACAAAACTCACACAAAGACTGACCCACAGGGCACCAATTTTTGCATAAACCAGATGGTTTCGGTAGCCATTTATCTTCGTC